GCTGAGTGATCAGTCGTTTGCGTCTGCTGCTCAGGACTTAGGGCAGGTGCGGGCAGCAGTGTCAAGAAACTGGCGCAACGCAGTACAACGCCTGAGGCGCGTTCTTAGGAGGATGGGGTATGGATCCGATCAACCCGGCTCATTATGATCCGCGTGATGGCTCTGATGTCGATTGCGCTCGGGCGCAACTGGCAGGGCTTGGTGTTCTCGGATACCGAGCATACCTTGCTGGCAATGCGGCCAAATACGTCTGGCGTCATACGCTGAAAAATGGCGTGCAGGATATCGACAAGGCGATTAAATGCCTCGAGATGCTGAGGGCGACATATGACCAGTGACGAGGCTGATTGGTTGCTGGAGGCGCAGCAGCGCATACTAAAACTCGAGCGCGAAATAAAGCGCATGAGAGATGCCATCAGGCAGAATTGTGTCGTCCGCGTGGGCGATCAGCTGATGGTGCAGGACTGGGTGCGAGGGGTGATCCGTGATTTTGACGTTAATTGCAGGACTGATGATCGGCCAGAGCGCTCACCAGAGCGCTAGCACAAGCGCTGCCCAGGGACGCATGGCGCATCGTGGCGGGTCGTATCGCTTTGAGGGCGTCGGCTTTAGCTCGAGCTCAGCAGCGCAGGCGTTACGCAATTGCTGCTATTACGGCCAGCGGCCAATCGTCGAGCAGTCGGTGGTACGTGGTCGCAACGGCTGGTACGCATGCGTGAGGTATCGATGATGGATGAGCGATCACCACCGACACGATATGACGAGACGTTTGCTTGGTTTGGCGCTGGCCTTCTTTCGGCAGCGCTCGGCTGGACGCTGTATTGGTCTCTCTGGCTCCTGCGTGAGATCCTAGGCTGATCTGCGCAGGATTGTGAGTCCGTTGTTGTGCGGGTGATCTAGCACGATGCGCCAGTCGGGCATGCTATCGACAAACTCCGTGAGCGCTAGGCGTAGACCGCGCTTAGCGCTCATTTTGCCCCATCGCAATGCTGAGCTCGATGCATGAGGGTACGCAGGCTCGTCGATATAACCGAACGTATATGTATCGTGTAAGATAATGTGCCCATTATTTCTTATACGTGGCGAGTGCAATTGCAGCTCTGCGCAGAGCTGGCTGTACGTGTGCCAAGTGTCGATCAGCAGGCAATCGGTCTCCTCGATGTCTGCCTCGATCACATCGATCTGCCGAAACTCAAAATCGATATGCTCATCAGCCGCGATGCGGGCATGCTCGCTCATGTCAATTGGCAGGATGTCGTAGCACACCAATCGTTTCGGTCTTGCCGACAATAAAGCCCAGGTGGAGACGCCACCGCGCACGCCCATCTCGGTGATGTGCTGGTATCCAGCAGCGTGCGAGCGGATTGTCTCAAGATGCTCTGAGATGTCACTGGGTCGATTGAGCGCATCGAGAAATGCTTGATCTAGCGTGCGCATGGAAGATACTCCGTGTACTCGTACGGCCAGTGCGGCACGAGCTCGACGATGCCGCGTGTCGTATTGTGCTGCCGCAAATGATTGGCAGCCATCTCGCTCACTATGTTGGTGCTCCAGCCGCTGGCGTGATAACCGCCACTGGTGCCCCATCTGTAGATATAGAACCGATCTCTGTCCTCAATCTCTTGCGTGATGGTGCCGTATTTCTTGCGCAACTCGTCAAATAGCAGAACGTCTATTGATCCAGTATCTCTCACCTCGCTGTAGCTGCCAATTGACCTAAATACCTCACGACTCATCATCAGGTTGCAGTGGTACAGATTGCGGCTTGCCGTGAGCTTGTGAGCGTCCTCCTCGAACCACGCGCTAGCCGTGTGGTAGATGCGATTACTGTCAAGATGCTCGACGCTGTAGCTCAGTCGCCACGGCAGGTAGATGTCGTCGTCTTCCCAGATCGCTAATAGGTCGCCAGTGGCGAGCGATGCAGTCGCGTTGAACTTAGCGCCAAGCGGGCGGATCTGATCTGCCACGTTGTAGATCTTGACCTGCGGGTGATCGTAGATCAGCGTCTGATCGCCGTAGTCGTTAAGGATTATCAGCTCTTTCTCGCCTGCGTAATCCTGCCTCAAGAACGACTCGATGGCGTGCTCTAGCTGGCGAGGCCTGCCATACGTTGGGCATAGACACGAGATCTTTGGCAGCATAACTCACCCCTGTGGTCGTGATCGTACTCTCTCGAGCCATGCCGCGGCATCGACTCTCACCAGCGGATTGTGGCTGCGCCAGTCGCTGTAGTGGCCAAATATGAAGTGGCAGTCCTCGCACAACGTCATGAGGTTGCCGGGTGCCAGCTCAAGCTCAGGATGCAGATGATAGGGCATCACATGGTGTACCTCGAGCGAGGTGACACGGTCGCAGGCTTCGCATTTCTGCTGCTGCTCGAGGTGCTTGCGTCTTACCGCTGACCATCTCGGAGATCGAGGAGTGCCGCCGTAGACATCTGCCACGCCGGGCGATGTGAGCAGGCGATCGAGCCAGCGAGCAAGGGCATTAAACATTGGCTGCCTCGAGCACATGAGTGCGGATCAGGTCAGTGCAAAACTCAGCCAGCATGCGCCAGCCGTGACCGTCTGGATACTCAGGGTCGGCAAGGATTGCATCACATGCCTCCTCAGCCCATACGCGTAGCAGTTTCGGATCGGGGATTGGCTGACCGGGGCGTACCTTGATCGCCTGCAAGGTGTGCGCCTTGACCAGCGCCTCGCTCAATACTGTGGTTGCGCTAGTCAGGCAGAGCTGGCTCCAGCCCTCCTGCGCCCGCGCCAGTCGTCGTACTCGCTCGATGTGCTCGACCATATCAGCCTCCTATATGATCCATGAGATCTTGCGTGTAGGGAATCCCTCGACGTTGCTAAATATCCAGCAGTCACCGGATTTCAACATCGCCTCGATGGTGCTGCTGCTCGCGTAAAATCCTTCTGGCCCAGGACTGCCCGGTCCTACTGGCCCAGTGTGCGATGATGCGCCCCAACTGTTATCGACGCGCCCATACTCGCGGCCAGTGATCGTGGCGTAACCACAGAGACACATGCAGTGCTGCCACGTGCCAGCGGCCATCGCGATGCCATTAGTATCTCTGGTCATCGTAAAGCCCTGCGATGAGCACATCGCTATGCCGTAGCCGTTGGCAAGCGCTTTTTTGGCGTCGAGCCAGTTGCGCACTCTCGTCACAGCTCTGACCGGGTGAATTTTTGCGATCTGCTCGAGCTCGAGCGGCACACCTTTGCTGCCGTATTCACGACATCGAGACTCTGAGTATTCTCGCAGGTCGATGCCAAGATACTCCTCACGGCCAAGCACGCCCCAATCACGCACCCAAGCCGCAGCGTTAGCGCCGATCGCACCATCACCGCGGATACTGCCACCGCCTACCTCGACGCGGGCACCACCATAGATCGGCTCAGTTGCAAGCGGTATGTACTGCTCAGACTCGCCAGCGACGATCTCGGCGCACATGGTGTACTCGATGGCGCGGGCAGTGCCGAACGCTACGCAGCTACCAACCTTGCCCTGATTGCGTGGAGGCAAAAGAGCGCCAGTGGCCTTGCGAGCGAGATCCCAGAGATAAACGTGATCGGGCAGATCCTCGATAGGAGTCGAGCCGATAGGCGTACTACTGATGTCTGCATCGACGCAGGTTGCAACGATGTCGTCCACGGCTTGTTTATCGTCTACCCATCCCGGCACATACTGGCTATTCATCGGATCGTCTCCAGAGCTGACACGATGCGGGCTGATAATGTGGTCGCTGCGTCTCGTAGCTCAGGCGTCAGGGCTCGATCGTCTGCGCCCATGACTGCGGTCCACTCGACCGCGATACGCTCTCTGACGGGCGATAGGGCAGCGTCAGCGATGCCAGACGTTTTGCGAGCAGCGACCATGGCGGCATAGAGCTGCTCGGTGGTCGTGATTGTCGGTGACCGTATCGTCGCAGGTGCTGCCCGATACAGCGTCAATAGTTTTGCCAGTGTCGCAGCTTTGTCTCGCTCCTGCGATCCGCCATAGATGCCACCAAGGGCATCGGCCAGCGGATCGACAATTGGTGATGGTGGAGATGGTGGTGATGCGCCTCCGATGATCACGGTTGTGATGACTGGCTCAGTTGGCACATCTGCGACGCTGGTATATGCGAGGAGGCGATACCTGCCCGGCTTGGCACTGGTTACCACGGTTGCTCGCTGATTAGCTAGTAGCGAGCTAGGGAACACCTGCAATCCC